GATGATGAGCAAGTCGGCAATGCCTCGTGCCCATGCGTCTTTGGATTTCCAATCGCAGACGTTCAAGTCTTGGGTCAGCGCCATCTGAAGCTCTGCGAGCTTGCGTCCCGGCTTGGCCATGAGCGCGTCCATGGTGTCCTGAATAAACGAGAACTCCGCCGGGATGGGCGTGCCGTCTGCTACGAAGTCTTCGGCTGCCTTGTGCAGTACCGTTCCGTAACGCGTTGCTTCAGTCTCAACGAACGGGTAGTTCTTCAGGACCTTGACTTCGTGGTAGCGGCGAGCGCATCCCTCGTAGTCTTTGAGGGAGCTGTGGCTCCATGCGATTTTCTTGGTTGTCATTCAAACCTTGCTGAGTTAATTGCCTTGGTCAGGCGGTGTGCGAACTCTGTGACGAAGCGCTCGTTGGCGTTGAGTGTGTCGCGCCCCATGTCGTACAGGATGCCGTGGACAACTTCGTGCCAGAACGTCTCTTGCACCTGTGTGGGCGCGAAGGGCTTTTGTGTTGTGTTGCTACGCAGGCCCAGCTGGATCGTCTGTGTGCCGTAGTTGATGCCACCCATGTGGCGTTTTTGCAACATAGCCTCGACGACCTCGACTGAGTACTGCTTGTTGCCGATACGCAACTTGCGTGGGATCGGATGTCTTACTGTCTTCATGCTTCTCTCCTGTTAATTCTTTGCTAACCCATAGCGCCTGTGTGCGCCACCATCTGCTGCCAGCGGTATACCCGGCATGTACTTCGGCTCCATAGTCATCTGCGCCAAAACCCATGGTTTAGCGTCGGCAACCTCTGCGTCCGGCACAACAGCTAGCTGCTCGTCATGCACGGTTCCAGCCACGAAGTACCTCTTCGCGGTTCTCAGCATCCCATCAGTCATCACGCATCTCGCTACGCCCTGCGTGACATTGTTGGTTATTTTTCCTGCATATAGTTTAGTCTCATCTGCGCCGTATGTCCATTGAAGCCTGCCTTTTTCGTCTTTTCCCGGTTTGAGGTCAGGATACAGCAGGCTCATGCCAGAAGGCAGCACGATCTCACCTTTCTTGAACGTCACGCATTTGTGCGTGTACTCGTTGCCTTCGTACAGGCTGTACTGTATGAGGTGTCCGAACAAATTCCACAGCGCCACCACAGGCTCCGCGGTCAGGCGGTACTTGTCGATGATGGCCTTTGATGCGAGGCAGTGGATGACCAACTCTGTCATGGTGCATGTGTGCGGAATTTCTTCGAGATTCTTGATGTTCTCGTCCCACGCTAAGAACTTTTCTGCTGTAGCGGCAGTCACGCCCATCTTCTTGGCAAAGTCTTTGTCGTAGCGCACCGGTGGGGCGCCAAGGAATCCGACCAGCAACTGCGCTGCAAACGATGCCCAGCCTAGCCCGTAACCTGCACCAAGCAAAGCGGACTTGGCTGACTGACGCAAGTCTGGGTGGCTCTCCTTGGTCATGTCGGGCAAGTTAAACATCTGCCTGCCGAACATGGCGTACGCGTCTTGGCCTGAGCGAAAAATATCCAGCAGCTCGTCGTAGTCCGCAAGCCAGCCCAACACACGCGGCTCGATCTGAGCCAAGTCACCGACCACCAGCTGGTGTCCTTCAGGGGCCATGATTGCCTTGCGCAGGAACGAGCCACGCTTTAAGTTCTGCATGTTGATGGCTGACCCCTTGCTGTTGTGCACAACTTTTCCGTTAGCTACAAACCGCGAGCGCGGCCCACAATTCATGATGTCATATACAGGTACTAGCACTGCTTTTCCTTTTTTGGCCGTCCGCCTCTAGGCTTTGGCATGTTGATAATTTCTTCGTCCGTAAAACCTGCGAGAACGTACTTGCGCAGCCCCTCGTAGGTGTAGTCTTGCCGCAGCGCCAGCAGACGCTTTAAGCGCTTACCATATACGTGGCCGGTATAGCTACGTTTATTACGCGCCTGTTCGCCCCGCGTAGCCCAGCGTAAGTTTCCGGGCTCATACCCCCTGCTGTTGTCTATCCGGTCTATGCTGTGGGTGTTCGTTGGACGTGGGCCAATGTTGTCGTTTACCCATTGCGCCGCTTCCCGAACGGATGCAAACACAAAACGAATGCCGCGACCGCCATAGTTTTTATATGCAGGTTCCATGGTGTTTTCGCAGCGGGCCTTAGCGCCTTGCATGATCCGTACTATGCGAAGCTCGGCATCACTGTAAGGCGCAGGCTGTGTGCGTACACGGGGCGGTTTACGCCGCTTTGTCTGCGGATACTTATTCGGAAACGCCGCGATTTCTCGCTTCATTCGGTCGCTTGTAACGCACGGCATACACCCTGCCGAACCGTTTGCACGCAAGTCTTTATATCGCGGCTCCGCATACCTCCCGCACCGACACACACAGGCTATCCGCCACTTACCATCGGAGCCTTTTACGTCGCGCCCGAGCAACTTCCAGAGCCCTATCGTCGGGTTCTGCTGCATCCATGATGCTCTGGCCGCGCTGCTGCGCCTCGAAAAGACTGACGGTTGTTTCGTCGTCGAGGAAGACTTTGTGATCTGGTGTTCCGGTGATGCCGTCATAGGTAATGACTTCCTTGTATCCGCTGAACTGCACCCCCTCGTGTTGAACAAACTCAACGCCGTCCCACACGAGGTCATCCGGCAATACATCAACGATTTGTTTGACACACTGGCCGTTGTGCCGATCATACACCATAACCTCTGTATCTGCAACTAAACAAGCAGTCCAGCGCCCCGTGCTCGCCCCGTAATACGCCAGCGGTACCGGTAGTGGGCCGCGCCTGCTAATGTCGAGGAATCGTTGCGCCCGTGTGCGCTCCGTTGTGGACTTCACATTGATGCGAGCTTCACACAGCAGTGCCACTTCTTCGTTCTCGCCGTTGAGCAGGGCTTGGAACATCGCGTCGTTCTTGGCCAAGGCCAGCGCACTCTTGCCGGTCGTCTTGCTCTTCTTGCGCGGGGCAGGCACACCCAGTTCTTCAAGCACCGCAGCGAACTTCGCGTTCGATGCCAGCACTGACTCATCAATATTCAAGCGAGCAAGCAAGGCTTCGCGCTTTTCCTTCTCGGCATGTAGCGCATCCACCAGCATGGGGGTGTCGAGCACCAGCTTGGCTTCGGTGTACATCTTGATCGTCATGTCGATCAGTCGCAGTTCCTTGGTGGGGTAGCCGTCGATGAGGCGGCTAAACACTTGCTCACACAGCCACACGTCGTGCTTGCAGTACTCGGCCAGCTTGTGCTCCACGCCCTCGGGCAGCTCGTCGAAGTAGCTCTCGGACAAATACAAGTCGCCGCCCTTGTCGGGAAGGTTGAACGCTTTGGCCAGCTTGGCTAGTGAGTTGCCGATCTCCGTGCCGCGCCTAGCGCGTGCCATGGACAACGTGTCGAAGATGAAGCACGGATGCACGTCATACACCCACGCCAGTATCGAGGCATCGAACAGCGCGTTCTGCGCTACGACAGCGGTCTTGCTCCAGTCGTATGTTGAAAAGATGCGGGGCAGCTCGTCGTGTCGATACCAGTGGGTCATTCGATCTGTGCCGTACTCATGTATGCACACACCCCACGCCTTGAAGCGCTCGTCCCGGATGTAGTCCTCGGTTGTCATGACGCTTAGCGAGTAGCCGGACTTGCGGCACCACGCCGTTTCAAAATCCAATACCAGCAGCGTCGTAAAAGGTTGGCTCAATTGAATTGCTCCTTGGGTGGTGCGTCTTGTGTGTTCGCAAATATCATCACGTCGTTAGCGTGTGCCAGCATGTTGGCTGCAGCCATCTCTTCGCAGTTCACAGAGCACACCGACACGTGCTCTTCGCTCTTGTCACCGAACAAAATAACAGCGCGGTGATCTTCTTTGCTGAAGCAGTGTGCGATGCGCCCGATCAACATTCGTAAGTACGTACGCTCTTCCTCGCTTATCTCTTCCATCAGCGTGTCCATCTCTTCAGGTGTCATTAACTTCATCGCATCCATTGCAGCTTCTCCTTGAGTTCTTGTAGATTGTTTTCGTTGACCACCATGGCCATGCCTCCCGCCGTGCGGATGGCTGCCAGCTCGCGCTCTTGCAGCGCTGTGGTTGTGCCCTTGCCTGCCTTGCACTCGATGGCAATGAAGCGCCCAGCGAAGCAGCAGATGATGTCCGGTATCCCAGCGCGACCGAAGCCGTTAGCCGCAGGCATGAAGTGGTAGATGCCCATCTCCGTCAGCAGCTTGCGCACAGTGTCTTTAACTTTTTTCTCGGGGGTAGCGGCCATTACACAACCTTGCCTGTCTCAAGCCTATCGGATACCAGCTTGGCATAGCCTGCGATGTCGGCCCACGAGTCGTAGTAGTCTGGGTCTCCGTTAACGATGCGCCCGAGCTTGTGGCAGATCATCTCCAGCGCCTCGGCTTGGTCGTCCTCAATAATAAGCCCACGCTCTTTGACGCGATCCGATAGCACCGCCTTCAGTCGTTGAGTCACGCGTGCTTGGTCTACGAACAAACCGTAGCGGATACCGCGTTCGGCCAAGATGGTGTCTGTGTTGGTTGCGTCGTTCATCGTATTCCCCGTCCTTTGCTTTTGGCTTGTGCTTTGCTGTAAATGGTGAATGTCTTGGGTTTGAGGGCAATCATCTCGGCGGTCTTCTTGCTCATGCCGATCGTGCCGTAGCCCGGTTGATCTACGCGTATGCGCTCAATGGCTTGCGTGGAGGCTATGCTGCGTTTGCGGGACGTTGTGCCTGCATCTAGCTGGCTTGGCTTGTCGCCCCGGCGCTCGGCCTCCTCTACAACAAAGCGCTTCCACTCGAATGCGTTAGCAGGGGGGCGTAAATCTCTCATAACAAACCTTTGTGAATTGTGGTCGAAGCGAATCAGGTCAAACATTGTCAGTCCTTTTCTTGGGTAGCGGGCACCAGTGTGTGCAAAAAGAGACGTCACC